GTAATTCTTGTGCTTTTGCCGTATCAGAAGTACTGCGAACCAACCTTGCCAAACTCGGACGCAAATCGTCGTCGGCAACCCCTGACGCCAAAGACATTTGCAGGATTGCTTGCTCAGTGGCAGCGATCTGACCTTTTGTTGCACCTGTTGCATTTTCCAACGCAAGTGCTAATTGTGTTTGTGCCTTTTCATCAGCTATTGCAGCCTTGACGCTGTCAATGCCAATGGCAATTGCGGCTGCACCAGCAGCTGCCGCAGCTGCGGCAAATGCTTTTCCAATTGCTATGCCAGCCTTGCCAACCCTGTCACCAAATGAGTCAACGTCGCCTGTAGCTGTTTTGAGCGATTTGTTAAGACCGTCAACGTCACCGAGTATGGAGAGTTTAAGCGTACGACTTCCAGCCATTAGTCATACTCCTTTACAATTTTTGTAAATGCTTGTTCCCACTGGTCTACAATGTAAGGCTGTACGGCGCGCAATGTTGGATAGATAAACCAACCGCGCGACCCTCGACCTTCACGCCCTGACCAAACAGGAAATTGCTTTTTCTTATTTGAGCCAAACTCAGCACCGCCCCAAAGCTGCTGGGTTGTACCGCCACCGCTTAATTTTTGCCCTGCAAAACCAAAACTAATTTCACCAATCTTTGATGATTTAGAAACTTTTGCACCAGCTGCAACGCGATCATCTAGGCGGTTATTTGTTCGACCTGCTGCGTCTACAATCTTGCCCTTTACATAATCTGCCAATGCTGAGCTTGCTTTTTTTGTTTGCGCAATAGCTTGCTCGTCCATTGCCTTGAATGACCGAGTAATAGCGCGCAGCTCAGCCTTGTCATAACTGATCGCGTCCTTAGCCATTTGCGCGCCTTTCCAAAATCTCGATCACGGTTAAAATGTCCTCTGCTGTCTCAAAAACGTCTGGGTGTAACCCTGTTGCCAGAGCTACCTCCCAAACTATTCTGCTAAGGCTTCCGACTGCGTAGCTTTTGGGTTTGCCTCACCGACCGTGACCTCTGCGATTGTCTCAGTCCAAATGTCAAGCGGCTTAACAGGTTTGCCTGCGGCTGCACGTTTCATAGCGTGATAGGCAAGAAATACTAGATCAGCAATGCCGATCTTTTCCTGTGCCTGGCTAATCGTGTGACCTGTTTGCTTTTCCCATTTAACCCACTCAGGCGGCGCAGCTGTGTAAGTGATCTGCGTGCCGTCGTTGTATTCAATTGTGATTGGTAGCTTCATTTTGTCTCCCGATTGTTAGTGATTTATGAGAAGTTTTCGGTTGGTGTACCGACAACAACAAATGATAGATCAACGGTCTGTGCATCTGGTGCAGCACCGCCGACACTTGGGAATACTGGCATGACGTTAAATGTGTAAACCGCACCTGTTGTAGCTGTCAATGAAACTGCTAAAACTGTGTTTGGCGCTGTTTCGCAAGCTGTCCACAATGACTCACAAAGTGATGAGGCGACGCCCCAGTCTGCAAGCATTGTCATGTCAAATGTCCACTGATCGTCAATGTGCTTGTAAGCCTTGCCGTCAAGTGTTTGGTATGTCTCTACTGTTGAGTCCACAGAAAGCACTGCGCTGGTCGCCTGTGCGTCGTAGTTAACTGTTGCAATGGTCACGACTAAATCGCGACCAGTGATGATTGTCGTTGGCATTTTGTCTCCTAGTTAGTTTGTGTGTAATAAGTCGAAACGTTAATGTCTGCCACCAGCATTGGACTTTGTCCTACTTCCAACACGGTCGGCTTTTCAATAACGCCAACGACGTATCCTGCTGGCATTGCAGCAAGAATTCCGATTATGAGCTGTTCTAAATTGTCTAATGAGCCTGCATTGCTGTTGCTCGCGACAATTGCTGTAATTGCAAAATTAAGCTTGACCTGTGTTTTTGATTTGCCGATCAAGACAACTTCCATGTATGGCGAGTCTGGCACTACCACAATGGCAGGCGGTATTGGTGACTCTGGCACGCTTGGGTAAACGTTGGCAGATAGCGCGCTAAAGGCTGTCGCTAAGGCTGATCGTGTTTCGGCAATTGAGTTTGCTGGCATTTATTGACACACTGTCTCAGCGTCCAGGTAAGGCATAAGCAACGTGCTGACGCGGTTGGTCAAGCTGCGACCCATACGGTACGGCGAGCTTGTAAAATCAACACCCTCGATCTGACCACCAGCTGCAACGCGTGATTGAAAGACCTCAACGCTTACAGCCAAAATTGCTGACTCAATTGCTGGCGTGGCTGCATAAATTTGAGCAGCTGAGTAACCAGACAATGTCGCTTTGCCGTTTGGCACAATTGGACGCATTGTTACGTCTGCGTTTGTCAATGCTGCCGTAAAGTAATAAGGCGCACTGTCAACAACCGTAAATGTTGCGGTAAATGGTGCAGGCAATCCTGTGACAACAATTGACTGACCTGTTACAAAGTAATGCTCACGGACTGTAAAAAATGACGCTACGTTATCTTTGAGTTTGTAAGCGTCAATGCCTGAGACATTTGCAACAAGCATAGGCAAAATGACGTCCTCGCTCGTGTTAATAATCTCATCTAAATAAGCGTCGCTGTAAAGTGAAACGGACACGCCAAGCACCGTGCGCAACTGACTAGCTGTGACAATGGCTGGCATGTCCGTTTCCTTTCGACTGCTGCGGCGACCTCGGGAGAAATCGCCGCATGATTAGTGGGTTCTTATCAGGTCTTGTTGATACCAAACGCGCCTGCACCGATCTTGGTTGCAATTGCGCCGTAACCGTATACAGATACTGCGATTTGACCTGACGCGATTACGTCTGCACGCAAGCGGTATGTTGGTGACTCGTACCATGTGTAAGCACTTGGGTTGATGATTAGCATTGAGTCATCTTTGTCAGTGTCATTTGCTGACGGTACGTTGGCTGTCACAAATAAATCTAGACCAGCGACATTGCCACGGATACTGTCGGGACGCACGACGCCGCCACTATTGCTCGGATTTGACGCCATGTAAATTGGACGACCTGAGTCGTTAAGTGTCATCAGGTTTGCCCACTGGCTTGTGTTTGCCAAGATGTTTGTCGCAAAGCCTTGTGTGTTTGAGTAAACAGAAGCAGCACCGCGTGAAACAAAACCAAGCAACTCAGCAGCCGTTGGGTATGTTGTTAGCGTTGTTGCATCAGCTGTTGCACCAGATGCCAATGCTGTGTAAACAGCAAGATCTGTTGCTTTTGCATAAGCTGCAGACATGTTGTTAAGCAACTCGTTAAAGAATAATGGTGATGTGCGATCTAGCAATTCAACGCTAAATGTTTGTTGTCCAGCATACTTTTTGACTGTAACTGACAAGAAACTCGAAGCCTGATCTGTTTCGCTTGGTGTGCCTGCTTCTGCTGTTTCAGCAACTGTTGGCATTGTTGTGATCTTTGGAATTTCAAAAGACATACCAGCATCAGGCAAAACGCCACGGCTGATTGCGTCAATTGCTGATCGTGTGTTGTTAGCAAGTCCGTTAATAACTTCTGTCAACTGACGTGTAGGCACAAGACCTGCGTTGTCTGTTGTGTCATCTGCCGCTGCGACATACTGACGTGCTGACTCCTCGCCAAGTGAGGCGCGGATTGTGTTTTCCAAATACTTTGCAGCTGTAAATTCTAGGCGTGGCTTTGACGTCCAACCGCCTACGGCTGGCTTTGCATTTGCTGTGACTGACTGAGCAGCTTCTACCGTCTCGACGGTTTCCGCGTTTGTGACGGTGTTGTCCACTTCGTCTCCTTCTGTTGTTGGTGTTTCCTCTGGCTCAACTGTTGAGTCAGAAATCTCAGGCTCATCACCTGTTGTAGCTGCGACCTCGTTGACGCGAGCTGATCTAATTGCAGGCTCTGACGTCAATGCGACACCAGTCATTTCACCCTTAATAATCCGCACTGTGCCGTCTTTAAGTGTCTCGTACTCGTCAAAATAAACTTCAACGCTAAAGCCGTCTCTCAAACCTTCGCTTGCCTCAACTAGCGCGTCTGTGCCAGCTGTTGTGTTGGCGATCTTAAATGTTGCGTCAATGCCTTGCTCGTTTGCCTCAATTGTCAATGTCTTGCCAATACGGCGTGTGCGATCGTGTTCAAGATTAAGCAACACTGGTACTGCTGCAATGCTTCCCTTTGCAAACTGCACTTTGCCGATTGACGCTGTGCCAGTTTCCTCAAATGTCACAATGCGACCGGTGATCGTACGACTGTTTGAGTCAGCCGCCGTTATAGCAATTGGTGTGATTAGTTTTTTCATAACAACATGTCCTCCTCGGCGCGTATTTCGTCGATCGACATGGCGCCGATACGATTTAAGATTTCATAGACTTGCGCGCGCTCAAATGGATTACCACGCAAGAAATTGTCTAGATCAAACATGACTTTGTTGCCTGCTGGCGTAAAGTCTGCAAAAGATAAACGCTGTTCCAAAATTGACATGTAATTTCTAAAAGCAAAGTCAACAAGATCGCGCCTTTTGTCTAAGGCGTTGGCGTATGTAAAACTTGACTGCTGGCTGTCTGTAAAATACGCAGGTATGCCGCAGGCGCGTGATAATTCAAGGCTGACATAATTGCGTGCTTCGTTCAGCTGTAAATTCTTAGGGTCAAAGCCGACTGCTTCCATAGTTACGTCGGCGTTGAGAAATGCCGTTGACTTGTTGGCTCTAGCTGTGCGCCATGCTTGCAAAATCTTTGCAACGCGATCTGCTGGCAATGATGTGCCGTTTGACTTTAACACCATGAGCGGTGTTGGTTCGTTAGCAAAATTAAGCGACGCCTTTTCTAACGCGGCAGCAGCTTTGATTGTGCGACCTGCGCGAGCAAGCAAACCTTCTTGCGTATTTGGAAACACGACAAGATTTATTGGGTCAATTGGCTTGCCGTCAATTTCATACGCAGTAATCTCTGTATTATCAAAATTTGTTGTAATTGACACGCGCTCTGGTGCAACACGTTCCATTGCACGAATTTTGCCTGTATCTGCGTATCTGTCCATGACGTAGGCATAAGCTGCGTTGTGAAAGAATAAATCGCTAATAAGCCAGCCGTAAAATGTAGAACCTGGTATGCGTGGGTCAGGCTGGTTAATTACACGCGGTTGTGTGACTTTTTCGCCTGTGGCTTCATTGCGTGTGTGCAATGGCAATGACGCAATTGTTTGGATAATGCTTAAAGCACGCGCAACCGTCGGCACGCTCATGGCTTCTGCGCGATTTGCTTGCGCTATTCCGTAAAAGTAAAAATTATTGTTTTCAGTAAAATACGGTGCAAGTGAAGCGTCAATGTCCAAAGGCGCAGCTGGAACGGCAGCTGCAACCTTTGGCACGAATAAATCAAATAAACCCATGTCCAAATTGTGTCAGGCTTATACGATCAACCAACCATGATGTCAAGATCATTGTCTGGGCGTGTCGCAAAGTGTGTCACCAGCGCAACTGCCACCGCGCCACACACAACTGCGTTGCTGGCTCGTCTACCGATCACCCAACCGCCGTCACCACGACGCAATTGCACCGCAGCTAGTATTTCCTCGGTTAATTGGCTTTGCCCACGGTGTTTGAGTCTGCCGCTGTTAATTGCCGACAGCATTTCGTCGCAGCTCTGGGGATACGCGCCGTCCATGTCAAAGACAGGTATGCCAGCAGGTGCAAGCCGCGCAGCAACCGCGCCAGCAGACTTGCGGCTGTAAAGCACATACTCAGTCGGATACTTGCGCGCATAGTCTGCTAATTCGTTGGCAATTTCCCGATCGTCAAGCTGCAACTCATTTGACCAGCTGTGCAGCAGCTTTACGACAAATGTCTCGTTTTTGAGCTTCTGCGCCCCAACAAGACTTGCTCGTTTTCTGTCTGGTGATAAGTCAATTGCCAGCCAAGTTAATTTGTCAGGGTCAAGGTCGACTGTCTTGTCTAAGCACTTATTCCACGCAGCTGCATCAACAATGTTTTGTATTGCCACAACCCACCTGCACAATACCTCGGACATAACCACGTTAGGTGGGTCATTGAGTACAGACCTGATGTTGTCCTCATGGATAGTCACGCCCATTGCAGGGTTTGCATGTCTGGCATTTTCTAGCGTGATTTCGTCGGTTGGCGACGACCACTCAAAATAGCCAATGTCGTCTGTAACGCCGCCAATACTTGCGAGCGCGCGATCTCTAAAAGAGTTAAGAACAACGGACGTATTATCGCCAGCATTTGTATAACCCATAAGCATTGGGTTAGGTGCAGCCATAAGGGTATAGCGCAACGAGGCAAACGAGTCCATGTTGTTCATACGCAACAATTCGTCAAGGTGGATTGTCGAAGGTCGGCTGATACCGCGCGCAGCTGAGCCACCAGCACGCACCATAAACCGTGTGCCCTTAATTGTCTCGATTTCCTCTGCCCCATGATTGAGGCGTACCTTTTTGACCAGTTTTGACAACGAGGCGTTTGCCTCAATTGTCCACATCATCTGGCGAAACTGCTCTAGCGAGGTGTTGAGTGTGTGAGCTTGTCCAATTTGCAACGGCTCGTCCCACAAAAACAAACCGCCAAGAATTCTGATCTGCTGCAAAAACGATTTGCCGTTTTGCCGTGCCACCACAATGCAATTGACAGGGGACGCCCACCGACCGTCAGGCTTGACCTTGTGGGTGTGGATAAGTGCAAATTTTTGCCATTCCATAAGTTCTACGCCCAAACTAGCTGCTAAGTCGATCAGTTCACCCCCTCTGGAGGGTAAATCGTTAAGCGGCGTGTGAATTCTGGGCGTTTGGACGCCAAATACAGCCTTTGGCAGGTCTGTGTCCCTATCTTTTCCCTGTTCGTCCCGATTGCGACCCTCTGTGACCCCTTGCAAGGCTTTTGGAGGCTTCTCAGTCGTTGTCATGGCATTTTGAGTCGTTTTTGGTATAAAAAGGAACAG